CGATGTTATCGCAACGAATGAAACTTTGGAAAGATTAGACCTTACAAGGGACAACAAGAAACTGCAAACCATAGAGATGCAGGAAAACGCCAAAGAGAACATCCGAAATAGATACTTGATTCCAAAAGACTTCTTCGGTGGAAGCACCTATGAAAACCAGCAGTTTGCCGAGGCTAAATTCATTTTAGGCAATGTAAAAACTATCACAGACAACTGGCTTCAAGAATTAACCAATAAGTCGCCTAAATATTTCAAGGAGCGAGGAACAAGGCTGATAGGAACATACGACCACCTGCCGAGTGTAATCGCAATTAAAACCAAACTCAAAAACGAAGGCTTTAAATTCAAAGCAGAAGCATTGGTATCGCTTTTAGGAGCATTTGAAAAGGCGCAGGAATTAGGCGTAAGTAACGACTTTGAGCAGTTTGTCAAAGAAAGAGGTTTTGAGGACTTTATAAATAACGAATGATGAAAAAAGAAATAGAAAAAATAGAGCAAAAACTGAAAGGCTCCAAGTCCAGTCCAGCACTGGAACAAAGCCTAAAAGAAAAGAAAAAGATTTTAGCAAAAAACCAAATCGTAAAGAAATGATGATAACAGCAAAAGAAATACCTAACAGAACATTTGAGACCAAAGAGGATATGTTCAAATTCTTAAAAGAGAACAAGAACTTCCTTATTTCACAAAAGAAAATGGCGACAAAGTTGTCAGACCCTTTTGCGTTTTCTTTTGCCGTGAATGAAAAGGGAGAAACGATTAAAACAGCAGGAACAACGCCTGATGATGTAAATACCATCAGAATAAAGGCAGTTATCAACTCTACCAACATCTATGATTCCCACGGAGATGTTTCCATCAACGGAAGCTGGAATAGAACAGCCAAAAACTCCAAGAATATCTACCTGCTGAAAGAACACAAGATGAGTTTTGAGAATATCATCAGTGATGAAGTGGAAGTAAGAGTAGAAAAATTCAACTGGAAAGATTTGGGCTTTAACTACCTTGGAGAAACAGAATGTTTGGTATTCTACGCCACGCTGAAAAAGGACAGAAACCCTTACATGTTTGAGCAGTACGCCAAAGGCTATGTAAAGGAACATTCGGCAGGGCTTCGCTACATCCAGCTGGAACTCGCTATCAATTCAGAGGCTGAATGGGACGCCGAAGAAAAAGCTGTTTGGGATAAGTATTACAATGATATTGTAAACAAGGAAGATGTAGATGAATACGGCTATTTCTGGGCTGTAACAGAACAAAAGATAATAGAGGGCCGTGCTGTCGTCAAAGGCAGCAACTTCGCCACTCCAACGATATTTGTAGAACCCGTCGCTGACACTTCTACTGTAAAAGAGGACTCGGATAATTCCACTCCTAAAAGTGTGATTGAAAATTATTTAGTAACCCTTTAAAAAATTTACAAGATGAATTTTGAAAAGAAATCTTTAACAGAGATTGCGAAGATGTCAGATGAGGAAAAAGAAAAGTATTGTACTGACAAAGAGGCTTTTGAAAAAAAACAAAGAGAAAAAGAATTGGAAACCCTAAAAACGGGGATTGAAAATGTTATCTCTGAAAAAGAGAAAGAAACACAGCAGTCTATTGACAATGTGCTTAAAATCGTGGAAGAAATCAAAGCTACACAAGGAGGGCTTACAGAGGATGTGTTCTTGGAAGCTGTGAAGAAAAACCACGAGGCGATTAAAAAGGCTTACGAGTCTAAAACTGGCGTGGTAGAGATTGAGTTTAAAGCGGTAGGAAACATCACTACTAGTTCAGTTGCTATGGCAACAGCTCCTAATATTTTAGGAACTCAAATCGCACCTGTTTCTAATGTTAATCTTCGTGGAATGGACATTGAGACTTTCGTAACAGTGTTACCTACTTCTCAGCCAGTGTATGCCTACACAGAAGTAGTGCCGAAAGACGGAAACTATGAGTTTGTGGCAGAGGGGAACAAAAAACCACAGATTGACTTCAAGGTTTCAACAGAATTTGCGAAGCCAAAGAAAATCGCTGCTTGGATGCACTTAACAGAAGAGTCTGTTTACGACATCAAAGGATTGGAAGGCGTAGCAAAAGACTACCTGAAAAAGAAACACGACCTATTCAAAAACAAGGCTATCTTGTTCGGTGATGGTGCTGGGGAAAATCCAAAAGGAGCGACTAAATATGGTCGTGCATTCGTTGCTGGTCCTATGTCAATAAAAGTTACAAAGCCTAACTTCATGGATGTAGTGAATGCAGCGGTAACGGATATTGCTACAACTCACAATTTTGAGGATGAAACTCCATATATGGCAAACTTGGTGCTTGTAAATCCAGTGGATTTCTACTTGGAATTAGTAGCAGCAAAAGACAATGAGGGAAGACCATTGTATCCAACAGCATCACTATTCAACACAGTGGTAATCGGTGGAATGGTTATCAAGTCTGATGAGTCTATTCCACAAGGTAAAATCTTCGTGGGAGACCTTAGCAAGTACAACATCACTGACTACCTTTCTTACACTGTGAGAATTGGCTGGATAAATGATGATTTCATCAAAAACCAATTCGTAATCTTGGGAGAATCAAGATTCCACGCGTTCGTGAAAAAACTTGATGAGAAAGCATTCATCTACGATGACATTGCTACAATCAAAACAGGAATTACAAAAGCATAAACAAATATGGAAGTAAAATTGTTAAGAGAATGGGGTGACCATAAGAAAGGAGCGGTTTTAGACATTTTGGATGAGACTGTAATACAAGCTGGTTTAGAAGCTGAACTTTTTGAGCAAGTAGGCAAAGAAGGTAAAGGTAAGAAACCTGCAAAAGTAGAAGAAGGTAAAGACACAGAACAAGCTGAAAAATAGATACTAAATGCTGATAGACAAAACATATTTTAAAGGCGATTTGCTTATTCCCAACTTGGATGAGCCAAATCCTGATGAAAACACCACTGCGGTGAATTTAGATGAATTGATTGACAAGGTAGAGGAAGAAGTTTTGTCTTTCAGTTTTGGTGTCAAAATGTGGCTTGATTTCAGGGCTAAATACGAGGAGGATTCTGCCAATCTGCCACAGAATTATAAGGACTTGCTACACGGCAAGACCTACACCAGTGAGACTAACGGCAGGGAGGAAACTTTGGTTTGGAAAGGTTTAATCCAAGAAAAACAAAAGGAGTCGCTACTGGCATATATAGTCTATGTAGTCTATAATATGCACAATGTAACCCAAACGACAATGTTCGGGCAAACGAAGATAGATACAAAAGTAGGCACCGCGGTAAGCATCTCTCCTAAAATGGCGAGGATATATAACGATTTCATTTATCAGTTATACGGAGAAGTAAGGAGTAACAGGAGCGGTTTTACATTGGAGGGAAACCCTTACTGGAATTTAGGAAAAGGGATAGACTACCGCGGTTTTAAGCCTACAAGTGGCTATGTTTCGCTTGTGAGGTATCTTTTGGATAATGTAGAAGATTACCCTCTATTTGATGCTAATTATCTGAAATTCGGTGGGGAAATAACAAATGAATTTGGGCTATGATGATAAACCACAATTTACTGCTGTACAGCTTGTTTGAAGATGCCTTTAAAGTGAGTTTCAAAGGCAAAGAATACACGGCAAACTATGGTGAGGCGGATTTGTTTGAGCTTTGGAAACTGCTCCAAAGCAAGAAACAGAAATACCCTGTCATTTGGCTGCAAACAGGATACAGCGTGGTTCACGATGTAAAGGGACAAAAAACCAAGTTAAAAGGTATGAGATTTTTCTTCATCACGCTGGGTTCGGAACACGCCTTTTACAAGGATAGGTTTAAATCTACCTTTGAGGAAGTGCTACTGCCTTTATTAGGCTCTTTCTTGGATAAGATAAGAAAGACTAATGGGGTGTCTTTTGAGGAGGACAACTATTCGTTTGTGTCACTGCCTTTCAATGATATTTCAGAATTAGCAAGTAGAGAGAGGGACTACGGAAACAAGAGAGGAAGCCAAACGACCACTACGCCTGACATATGGGATGCGATAGTGCTGGATATCAGTCTGAATATAGATAATGAATGCGTAAATGTTAAACCATTTAAAATTTAAAAACTTATGTTAAAACAAAGCTTCTGCGGTTCAGCAGAAATGATAGCACGACTTGGAGGTGCATTTTGTGGAGAGAAATTGGTTACAGGGTTTGCACTTCTTGACAGAAGAGTGGAAATAGACCCTGCGACTTTCAATAAGACAGCATTGGATAAGATTATCAAACAATATAGCAATGAAGACATTGTTTTAGATACAGATGATTTTTTCGATGTTGAATTT